CACGGTTTTTAATGATTCGTTGCTGATTTCCGGATTGAAAGCAAAGTGGAAATCTGCCAAAGGACTGGACGCATCGTTTGACTTGTCAGAATTCAGGACATTGCTTGAGCAAAACAAAGCGCAGGACAAGAGCGCGGCGGTTTTGAGCTTGGGCGGGCCTTCACAGTCTATTTTGCTATCTACGGCGAATTTGCCGGATTCTTTTAACGTCCAGTAACCCAAGATTTTTTGTTCAAAATATTCCCAACTTGTGATTTTTTGAGCCCAACTTGAAGCGCAATTTGTTTATGTGTTTTCCCTTCTTCTCTTAGTAAAAAAACAGCGCTGAAATTTTCTTTTGTTATTTTTGCGTTTCCAAAAGTCGCGTAATTTGTCTTTAAAATATTTTTGCTGTAGAGTATATTTTCCGAGTGTGTTAGCAATTCAATATTTTCAATCCGGTTGTCATCACGAATACCGTTTTTATGATTAACTTCAAGACCAATTGGAATTGGGCCGACAAATGTTTCCCATACAACCCTATGGGAATAACATTTTTTCTGACGGCCATTTGGGAAAAAGTTTATCTTTTTGTAGCCGTCTTTAGAGTTCTGTTCTGTCAAATACCGCTGCTTTCGCTTTCTTCCTGCTGCGTCAATTTTTTCAGGGGAGCGAAATCTTCCAAGATTAGATGTTTCGTAAACTCCAAGGTGCGAGGGGGTTGGTTTCCAGATTTCCATAAATCGGCCACTTTCAAAAAACATAATTATAACTGGAATTGGGCATGAATGCGGCTTCAATTGGCGCACCAGTTGGAGGGCTTAACGACCGTGACAGTATCGCGGCGATGCCCGTGGGAGATGCCGTCATTCTGGATAACTGGTGGCCCTACCCCTCCTATGTCGGAATCAGAAAAGGCAGTGCGCCTCATGTAACCGGGTTTGCTGCTACCGTTGAATCGTTGGTTGAATACCTCGCTCCTACGGGAGCGTCAACCATTTTTGCAGCGGCTGGCACGGCAATCTATAACGCAACCACTTCGGGCGCTGTAGGCGCTGCGGTTCAATCCGGCCTGACAAATGCGCGGTGGCAAGAAGCGCAGATTACAACGCCTGGCGGTTCGTTCCTTTATCTGGTGAACGGCGCGGATGCCCCCCGGCTATGGGATGGCGCTACTTGGGTTGCAGTTACCGGTGTTTCTGCCCCTGCGATTACCGGGGTGACAACGACCAGTCTTATTCACGTCTGCTTATTCAAAAACCGCTTGTTCTTCGTTGAAAAAGACAGCATGAGCCTGTGGTATTTGCCTGTTAACTCGGTAGGTGGCGCAGCTTCCGAGATTGACATGGGGAGCATTTTCAGAATGGGCGGCTACGTGATGGCCGCTTATACGTGGACTATCGACGCTGGCAACGGCTCTGATGACCACTTTGTGATTATCTCCAGCAATGGAGAAGTCGCGGTGTACCGGGGAACAGACCCATCTTCTGCGGCTACATGGGCGATAGTCGGCGTTTTCACGCTTGGCAGGCCTCTAGGAAGGCGCTGTGGCATTAAATTCGGCGGCGACTTGGCACTGAATACGACTGAGGGTATTTACTCGCTGGGGCGTGGTTTGTTGTCATCTTCAGTTGATCGCCGGGTTGCCCTGTCCGACAAGATTCAAAACAGCGTATCGCTTGCGGCTGAAACCTACGGTTCTAATTACGGTTGGCAATTGTGTCTATTCCCGGATGCCAATATGCTGATATTGAACGTCCCAGCCGGGAACGATGTCAATTTTCAATATTGCCAAAACACCATCACAGGCGCATGGGCGCGGTTTACCGGGTGGAATGCCAGTGTTTGGCTTAATGCATCCGGTACGCTTTATTATGGCGATGGGAACTCGGTTGTTAATGGCTGGGTTGGGAATTTGGACGATACAACACCAATAACTGCCGACATGCTCCCAGCCTTCAGCTACTTTTCAGCAAGGGCCGCAAACAAGTATTTCACAATGGTGAGGCCGTATCTGCAAAGCACGGGCAATCCCTCTGCTGTCTACGGCTTGAATACTGACTTTTCGGTCGGTGCGCCTACGGGTACGCTGAATTATGCGCCTGTCACTGTCATGACATGGGGGTCTATGGTTTGGGGTTCTATGACCTGGGGCGGCGGTTTACAACCCTTGACCGCATGGCAGACCGTTGGAGCGGTGGCCAATAGCGCAGCGCTTCGGTTGCGGGTTTTGAATAACGGCTCTGATGTGCGGTTGACCAATACAGATTATGTATTCCAAAAAGGCGGGGTGCTGTGAATGTATGCTTTGATGCTGAAATTGTCGGCCCGTGGGTAAGTTCTAAAACCAATGGAGATTGGTGCAAGGGGCGCGGGACGGCGATTGGCAAAGTATCTGGTGATAAATTGGTTGCAGGTGTGCTATATGAAGACTTCACGGGAAGCAATGTAGTTTGCCATATTGCCGGTGAGGGCCAGTGGGCCAGCCGGGATTTTTTATGGTTGATATTTGATTACCCGTTCAATCAATTGAAAGTGAAGCGAATAACATGCCCAGTAGGTTCAACAAATGCAAAATGCATTGGACTTATGGAGGCAATGGGATTTACAATTGAGGCGAATTTGTCGCAGGCTATCCCTGACGGTGATTTGTTTCTGTTTCGTATGTTTCGAGACGAATGCAAATACTTGAAGGATAGATATGGGAAAACCCTCAACCCCCCAAGCGCCTGATTACACAGCAGCAGCAAAAGAAACCGCATCAGGCAACCTTGACGCTGCACGGATGGCGGTAAAGGCTAACCGAATCAACCAGGTTACGCCTTACGGTTCACTGACCTATTCGCAGTCAGGCGATGACCCGGATGCGGGGTGGACGCAGACCACAAATCTGACACCACAGGCGCAGGAAACACTGAATAAACAACAGGCGCTTTCAAACCAATACGCTGATATTGCCCAAACCGGGTTAGCAAAAGCACGCTCAAGCCTAGAAAATCCACAGCTTGACCTATCCGCATTGCCAGCACGGGCGATGAATGTGGGCCAAACGGCGCAGGATGCGATTATGTCGCGCCTACAACCCCAGTTTGCCAATCAGGAGGAAGCGCTTCGCACCCGGATGGCGAACCAGGGCATTACCCTTGGCTCCAAAGCCTACGGTACAGAAATGCAGCAACAGGCACAGGGCAGAAACGATGCCATGCTGCAAGCCGCGCTACAGGGCATCAACCTAGACCAAGCAAACCGCAGTAGCGCCATGCAGGAACAAGCCTACATGCAGGACAGGCCATTGAACCTGATTAACGCCCTGCGAACAGGCGCACAGGTGCAAAGCCCCCAGTTTCAGCAGTTTGCCCAACAGCAGACAACGGCAGGGCCAAACATGAGCCAAGCTGTAGGCCAGCAGTATGACGCGGCCATGCAAAACTACAACGCACAAGCGGCGGGACAGGCCGGGATGATGGGCGGATTGTTCAATGTTGGCATGAGTTTGGCCGGAATGCCTGGAGCTGGTGGTTCAATGATTCAGGGCGCAAAAGGCCTGTTTGGGTAAGACCATGAACGATTACGATCTCCAAGAGGCGCTTGTAAAAAGCAAGCTGCAACGCTACCAACAGCAGGCGCAGACACCAGCCCCGCAAGGGCAGATGATCGGCAAAACCTTTGTCGCGCCGAACGTGCTGGAATACCTAGCGGCGGGGCTTCGCGGGTATGGCGGCATGAAAGGCGCGGCCCAAACTGAGGCCGATATGACAGGCTTAGCACAACGCAAACAAGCGGCGATGGCTGACGCGCTGCGCAAGTTTGGCGAAAGCGCACAGGGTACGCCAGCACAGCCCGGATTTGAAGTGCCCGCCAATGAAATGGACGGCCAGCAAACGCAAATGAACCCGGTTGCAGCAAAAGCCCCGGACATGATGGGCGGGTATCAGCAATTGATTGCTAGCGGGTTCCCTGAGTTACAAAAGCTGGGAATGCAAGGCGCACTTGAAATGCCGAAATTGCAAGCGCAGGAAAAAGAGAATGCGGCTAACCGCGATTGGCGCACGGCTGAAGCTGTGGCGGCGCGTGATGCAAGAGCGGCAGAGGCGCAAGCCACCCGCGATGCTCGGGCGGCAGACTTACAAGCCAGATTGGCAGACGCACGAACCAGCCAGCAAGAGCGGCTAGCGGCGCAAAAAGAACTGCGCCAGATGCAAATTGATGCACAGAAGGAAATGAAGCAACTCGCGGCTAGCATGGCGGCGGGTATGCGCCAGCCAGAAGCGCCTGTAGCGGTGATTGGCCCTGATGGCAAGCCTGTCTACGTGAATCGCAAGGATGCTATTGGTAGAAGCCCCGCGACTGCTGAAAAAGGCAAAGGGGGGCCAATGTCGGTTACTTTGCAAAAAGAATTGCTGGAAAGCGATGACACGGTTCAGTCAGCCAAGAACGTGGTTGGAATGTTGGAAGCGGCCAAGAAAATCAATAAAGATGCTTATTCTGGATATTTCGCAAAAGGCCGCGCAGTTTTGGCAAGCAACTTACCGGGCGCAACTCCTGGCGCCGATGCAACGATCAACATCGACAACATGATGACCGGGCAAGCGTTGGAAAACCTGAAGGCAACATTCGGCGGGATGCCGACAGAGGGTGAGCGCAAGATTTTGCTTGAAATGCAGGCATCGGTTGATAAAACGCCTAAACAGCGTGAAGATATTATGGATAGGGCTATTGCAGCGGCAAAACGCCGTAGTGAATACGCTGGCTCAAAAGCAAAATCAATCCGAAGCGGCGAATATTTGACCGAAGGTATCCCATCTAAAGAGGTTAGCTTTGGAGATTTGAAATGAATGTAACTTTGCCGGACGGCACGGTTATTCGGGACGTGCCAGACAACATCACCAAGGCAGAGCTAACGGCCAAACTCGCCCGCAATGGGTATGACGTTTCAAAACTTGCGCAACCTGAACAAAAACAAGAAACCTACGACCCCACAGAGGGAATGAGCGG